ACGAGCAGTTCACGACCTTGACGGTTGCCTCGCAGAAGCACATCGGCGTCAACTTCACGACCGCCGAAATGACGATGCAGTTGGACGACTTTGCCGAGCGCGTGCTGAAGCCGCGTATCAGCCAGTTGGCCTCCAGCATCGACGCTGACGTTGCCAACTCGTTCAACAGCATCTACCAGTCGGTTGGTACTCCGGGCACGACTCCGGGCACCTCGCTCGTTCTGTTGCAGGCGCAGCAGAAGTTGAACGAAGCCGCCGCTGGCATGTCGCCCCGCTACGCCACCGTGAACCCGGCTGCTAACGCCGCGCTCGTCGAGGGCATGAAGGGCTTGTTCAACCCGGTGTCCACGATCAGCAAGCAGTTCAAGAGCGGCTTGATGGGCGAAGGCATCCTTGGTTACGACGAACTTGCCATGTCGCAGTCGATCAAGCAGTTCACGACCGGCAGCCGCACGGGCACCATCACGGTGAACGGTACGGTTTCTACGCAGGGTCAGGCGACCATTACGCTCAACGGAACGACGGGCAACACCCTGAAGAAGGGCGACGTGTTCACGATTGCTAACGTGTTCGCTGTCAACCCGCAGACCCGCGAATCGACTGGCTCGCTCCAGCAGTTCGTGGTCACTGAGGACATCACTGCTGCTGCCAGCGCGTTTACCAACGTGAAGATTGCTCCGGCGATTTACACTTCTGGCAATGCGCTTGCGACGGTGGATTCGTTCCCGCAGAACAGCGCCGCTGTGACGTTCTTGGGTGGCGCTTCAAGCCAGTACCCGCAGAACCTCGTGTATCACCGCGACGCGATTGCGTTTGCCACGGCCGACCTCCTGCTCCCGCAGGGCGTTGACATGGCTTCGCGTCAGGTCCACAACGGTGTCTCCATGCGCGTTGTTCGTCAGTACGACATCAACAACGACCGTATGCCGTGCCGTATCGACGTGCTGTATGGCTACTCGGTGATCCGTCCGCAGATGGCTGTCCGCCTCTGGGGCTAATGGTTAAATTTAAGGAGTAACTAAAAATGGCACTTCCTAATGGTTCTGGTGGGTATCAAGTAGGCGCTGGTAATGCTGCTGAGCCGTTGATGGGCGTTCTTAACGCCGTCACGGCTTACGCTGGCTCGACTGGCACTATCGCTGTGGCTGACCTTGAAAACGGTGTTTTCTCGGTTGATTCAGGCGGCACGGACGCTGGCACGTACTCGTTGGCAGACGCCGATGACGTCGATGCGGCTGTCAGCAGCGCTCGCGTGGGTAGCACGTTTGACTTCTTCTGCATCAATCTGGGTGACAACGGAGCAAACGATGTAACTTTCTCGGGCACGGGCTGGACGTTTGTGGGATCGGCTGTGGTTGCTGACGGTACGTCGGGCCACTTCCGCGCTCGCAAGACCGGCGATGCTGCTTGGACTTGCTACCGCATTTCGTAATAGCAACGCCCTCGGCGGGGCAACCCGCCGGGGGCACCACCTAAAGGGGTATTGATATGCCTAATACACAGGCGATTGGTGTTGCTTTTGCGGATCAGGCGATTATCAACGGCTCGCTTGACTCAGCCACGCTCGTTAATTCCAACGTGCGTAGCGGATTCAGCGCAGCGCAGCAGGGCGCAACGATTGCGACAACTGGAAACGCTGACGTGTTCGTCATCGCTCCGGTGTCGGGCGTTTTGTCGGCTGCGTGGTTCTCAGGCGTTGATGCGCTGGCTGCGAGCGATATTAACTACATCACGTTTACTATCACCAACCTTGGTACGTCTGGGTCAGGCACCGCAGCGATGCTGGCGGCGACCGATGCCAACACCACCAAGTCAACGGGTGGCACCGCTTTGACTGCTAATGCTCGACGCGTATTGTCACTGAACGGCACGGCAGCAAACCTTGTAGTGGCAGCCGGTGATCGTCTCCGTATCCGCGCTGCGGCAACGGGCACGCTTGCCAACACTGTCACGTTCCCGGTCTACATGCTCAACTTCAGCGTTTCGTAATATGTCCAATATCTACCTTCGCCACCCCAGACATGGGGAAAAGATCGCTATCTCATGGATGGAAGCGAGGGAAGATATGGAACAAGGATGGGAGGAGTTTGACCCCTCTGATCCTGATGAGTCTGAACCCTCGGCGTCGTCAGATGTGGCGGCGTCGGGGGATTCTCAGCATAATGCGTTGAGAACGCGTCGCCGCCGTAAGGAGTAAATCATGGCTACAACTGCTGCCGATCAAATCAACGGCGCGTTGCGGCTGATCGGGCAGTTGGCCGAGGGCGAAGTCCCCTCTGCGGCCACGTCGCAGGATGCCCTCACCGCTTTGAACCAGATGCTCGACTCGTGGAGTACCGAGCGTTTGGCGGTCTACTCGACCCAAGATCAGGTCTATAACTGGCTGCCTAACGTCCGCACCATTACGATGGGACCGACCGGCACGTTTGTAGCCGAGCGTCCTATTCTGATGGACGACGCCACCTATTTCCGTGACGCCTCAACCAACGTGTCGTATGGCATCAAACTGATCAATAACCAGCAGTACAACAGTATTGCAGTTAAAACGGTAACCTCTACGTATCCGCAGTTGATGTGGGTCAACATGACCTACCCGGACGTAGAGATCTATATCTATCCGGTGCCGACCAAGGTGCTGGAGTTCCATTTCGTGTCGGTGCGCCCGCTGGCAACTCCTGCGGCGCTAGACACTAACTTGGCGTTCCCGCCGGGATACCTGCGGGCTTTCCGATTTAACTTGGCTTGTGAACTTGCGGCGGAGTTTGGTGTCGAACCCTCTCCGCAGGTGCAGCGCATTGCTATGACTAGCAAGCGCGACTTGAAGCGCATCAATAACCCGGATGACCTGATGGCAATGCCAGCGGCACTGCTCGTCAACCGACCGCGCTTTAACATCTTTACGGGCAACTTCTAATGAAGACGCCGATCCTCGGGTCGTCGTATGTAATCCGGTCGGTCAATGCTGCCGACAACCGGATGGTCAATCTTTATCCAGAGGTTATTGCCGAGGGCGGCAAGGAGCCTGCCTACCTGCAACGCTGCCCCGGCTTGGCTCTACAGGCCACGATTGGCACTGGACCTATCCGTGGCTTGTGGTCGCTAGGCAATTACTTGTACGTCGTTTCAGGCGATCAAATGTACAAGTTAGATGCTAATTATGTACAACAAGGCCAAAACGATTTATTGCTTGAAAATGGGTTTTTTGTTTTGTTGGAAGATGGCAACACCATTTTATTAGAAAATCAAGTAGCACCGTCATTAGGGTTTGTATCTGGAACTGGCCCGGTGTCTATGGCTGATAACGGCACGCAAATTTTTATTGCTGCTAATCCAGATGGATATATTTACAACACTGCTACGGATGCTTTCCAGCAAATCACTGACCCCGACTTTCCGGGTGCGGTGACGGTTGGCTACCTTGACGGTTATTTCGTATTCAATGAGCCGAACTCGCAACGTGTCTGGGTCACAAGCCTATTGGATGGCTTGTCGATTGACCCCTTGGATTTTGCAAGCGCTGAGGGTTCACCAGACGGGCTAGTATCCCTGATCATTGACCATCGAGAGGCGTGGCTATTTGGCACGAACTCCGTGGAGGTCTGGTACAACTCCGGCGATGCCGATTTTCCGCTCACCCGTATCCAAGGCGCCTTTAACGAGATCGGCTGTATTGCGCCGTACTCGGTCGCTAAGATGGACAACTCCGTCTTTTGGCTCGGCGCAGACCCGCGGGGTCAGGGCGTTGTATACCGAGCCAATGGCTATACCGGCGTTCGTATCTCAACCCATGCGGTTGAGTTTGCCATCCAAAGTTACGGGAACCTTGCCGACGCAGTGGGCTACACGTATCAGCAGGACGGTCACACGTTCTACGTGCTGAACTTTACTAACGCTGACACGACGTGGGTGTTTGACGCAGCGACAGGCTCGTGGCATGAGCGTGCTGGTTTCCGAAACGGCGACTTCAAGCGTCACCGTGGCAACTGCCATGCTCGTTTCAACGGCGAACCGATCATCGGTGATTACCAAAACGGTCGTTTGTATGCGTTTGATCTGGACGTGTACTCCGACGCTGGCGCTACGCAGAAGTGGCTACGGTCTTGGCGTGCATTGCCAACCGGCGGTAATGACCTGAAGCGCACTGCTCATCACTCGCTTCAAATTGACTGCGAAACAGGCGTTGGCTTGCCGGGTGTAGATGCGTTTGACCCGGCTACAGAGATTACGACTGAGACGCAAGTTATTATTAACACTGAGACCGGCAATCCTCAGTTGGTTGCAAATCTTGGAACTCAAGTTCCCGAAGATGTTGAAACGGAAACTTGCAACAATATCTTGGGCGTAGTTCAAGATGACGGCGTAAGTCTAGCAGTTGACAATATTATTGTTACAGGCGCGAATCCGCAGTTAATGCTGCGCTGGTCAGATGACGGCGGCCACACTTGGAACGGCGAGCGTACGGTGTCTATGGGCCGCACAGGCCAGTACGGCACTCGCGCTATCTTCCGTCGCCTTGGCATGACCTTGAAGTTGCGTGACCGCGTGTACGAGATTAGCGGCACCGATCCGGTCAAGGTCGCCATCATGGGCGCCGAACTGCAACTGAGCGGTACTGCGTCGTGACCGTAAACATCACGCAAATCCCTGCCCCTCGTGTGCCGTTTATTGACGAGCGCACTGGGCTGATTTCGCGTGAGTGGTTCCGGTTCTTAAACAACCAGTACCAGTTGACGGGTGGCGGCACTACGCAGACCACCATTTCTGACCTTGAGTTGTCGCCTTCGTTGGCGGCTAACGTCGAGGACGAAATGGCGGTTGTAAAGGGCCAGATAGACGATCTGCAAAAAGGTACGGCTCGATACGAACCGAACCCGGTCAACTACGGCGCGTTCTATTCAACAACGACTCAGACGGCAGCAGCGGCTAATACGCCGTATGCGATGACGTTTAACAACACGTCAAACAACTACGGCGTGTACATAGACCCCGCTGCGTCTTCGCACATTAAAGTCACTCGGCCCACTGTCTACAACATGCAGTTCTCATTGCAGTTGGACAAGACATCTGGCGGTACTGGATTGTTCTGGGTGTGGATCAGGGTCAATGGCGTTGATGTCCCAAATACGGCATCTCAGGTTCGCATCCAAGGCAATAACGCTGAAATCTTTGTGGCTGCAAACATATTTGTGCCTATGTCAAACGGAGACTATCTCCAGTTGATGTGGGCAGCCGACACCACATCTGTTCAAATTTTGGCGGAAGCCGCTACCGCAGTTCATCCCGGTATTCCGTCAGTCATCCTTACTATGACGCAGGTATATATATGACCGTTTATCTTTCAGCCTTTGCAGGAGCCGGGGCGCAGTTTTTTACCGATGACGGCTCTGTGCTGTCGGGCGGAAAGATCTATACCTACGCCGCTGGCACCACGACCCCGCTGACGACCTATACGTCTGTTAGCGGCACGACTGCTAACTCCAACCCCATCATCCTTGACTCTGGCGGACGACTGCCCGAGGACATGTGGCTGTCAGAGGGCGTGATCTATCGCTTTGTGCTAACCGACTCGTGCGACATTCAAATCGGCGAGTACGACGACATCGTGGGCATCAACGATATCTCCACGGAAAGCGTTGCGTGGTCCACGATTACCGGCACGCCGACGACGGTAGCCGGGTATGGCATTACCAACGCCCTGACGACGACGGCTGCGGCAACGACCTATGCGCCGATTGCCTCGCCCACGTTCACTGGTACGCCGCTGATCCCGGACAACGATTCGGTTAGCGCCAACTATGCTGTGGGCTATCGAGAAGCCCCGCAGGTATCTAAGACGGCTAACTATCAGTTAGTGCTGGCAGATCGCGGTAAGTCGATTCTGATGAATGGCACCAGCCTGACGCTGACCATTCCGGCTAACTCGGCGGTCGCGTTCCCAGTGGGCACCGTAATCATTATTGTCAACGTCAATACCAGCGCGTTGTCGATTTCCATTACGACTGACACGCTGACTCTGGCGAACAGCACCACGACCGGCACGCGCACTTTGGCGCGAAACGGTTTGGCTACCTGCGTCAAGATTGGCAGCACGTCTTGGCTAATCAGCGGAGCGGGATTGTCCTAATGGGCGGCGCTACCTTAGCAGCGGCGATTGCAGGCACGACGGGGGGAGCCGGTGCCGGTGTATTCGATTTCTCGTCTGGGTCGGGTAGCGTCACGATTCCCACGGGAGCCACGGGCGTCACCATTGAGGTATGGGGAGCAGGCGGTGGCGGTGGCTACGGCACTGTCACCCAGATATTTGGCGAGTTCTTGTACGAGCCGCAAGAGAACCCCGGTGGCGGTGGTGGCGGCGGTGCCTACGCTAAACGAGTCATTGTGTTAACCGCGCCAGATGCCCTTAAAACTATTCTGTACACTGTCGGTGCTGCCGGTATAGGCGGCACTGTAGGCGACGCTGTGGGCGGCGCTGGCACCCAGTCTGTTGTCTACGCCGGAACCTACGCCCTAGACGAAATGATCTCTACGGGCGGTTTTGGCGGCTACGGCGGTATTGGCATATTTGGCAGCCAGCAGGGCGCTGGAGGCACGCAGACGGGCGGTACGGTGCCGCCGTCAGTGAATGGCAACGGAGGGGCTGCCTTTACCCAAACCGGCGCTGCGGGCATCGTAGGCGACAATAGCCTCACTGCTGGCGCTGGCGGCAACGGTGGCGATCCGGTAGAGGGCGGCGATCCGGGCTTGGTCGGCACTAACGGTCGCGTCCGAATGGTATTTACCTTTTAGGTGACACATGGCAGTTAACGTAAAAGTCCTGATCCCGGCCAAGATTGCCGAGAACACGCAAGTAACCCAATACACGGCTACGAACGTATCGGCCATCATCGACAAGTTCACGGCCACGAACTACAGCGCGTCGGCGGCCACGATCTCGATCAACCTCGTGACGCAGTTTGACGCGTCGGGCAACCAGAACTTGATCATTAAGGCCAAGACGCTGCTGCCCTCGGAGACGTATACGTTCCCTGAGTTGGTCGGCCATGTGCTGTCGCCGGGTGGGTTTATCTCCACGATTGCCGGGACTGCCTCGGCTATCAACATCCGCTCCTCTGGTCGAGAAGTGTCGTGACCGACGCCGAATACTGGCTAAGGGAGAACTTTGCAGCGCTGGAGTTGCCGCCAGATGCGGTGGCTTGGCTGATTGACTTGTGGCACGTCACGCAGGTGTTTGACGACGTAGCCGATGGCGACCCGGTAGACCGTAAGTCACTAGACGATACCGTGTGGCGCACCCTTGTGGGTATGCCTGCAAATAGTTTTTTTATGGCTCACGCAGGGCAGTTATTGCCTGCGGTGGGTACGGCCATTCTGAAGTGGAAGGCTTCGGATGACGCCGAGCGCAGTGGCTTGGCCGACGAACGGTCGTTTGTTTGGCGTGCCGCTTACTATGACTTGGTTCTTTTAGTGGTGCTGTTGTGTCAGGGCCGAGAGTCTGCTATGGAAAAAGCAGGTGCGGTAATGGCACTATACGGCGAAAGTTTTGCGACGTATCGCGGGGAATTTCCTCATGGCTAATCCAGTAGTTGCTATTGCCGCATCCAGCATCGGATCGGCTGCTATCGGCAGTCGCTCGGCAAGCAAAGCGGCAAGAGCGCAACAACAGGCGGCCGACCAAGCCGCACAAGTCCAGCGCGAAATCTTTCAAAAGCAGACGGAACTGCAAGAGCCATTTCGTCAGGCGGGCATTACGTCGCAGAACGAACTTATGCGATTGCTTGGTATCGGCGGTGACGCTACGGCCGCCGACTACGGGATGCTGACTCGTCAGTTCCGCCCTGAAGATATGCAAATGGACCCCGGTTATGCGTTCCGTTTGTCCGAAGGCCAAAAAGCGCTAGAGCGATCTGCTGCTGCTCGTGGTGGATTGCTGTCCGGCTCCATGCTCAAGGGCGCACAGCGCTTTGGGCAAGAGTTAGGTTCGCAGGAATATATGAACGCGTTTAATCGCGCTCAAGCCCAGTTAGGCAACCGCCTTGGCGCACTCGGTAGTTTGTACGGCGCGGGTCAAACGGCCACACAGCAGGTTGCTGGTCAGGCCGGACAAATGGGAACTAACGTCGGTAACTTGATGATGAGCGGCGGTCAGGCTCGTGCGTCTGGTTATCTTGGTCAGGCTAACGCGCTAAACCAAGCCCTCAGCCAAGGCGCTGGCTTATATGGCATGTATCGCGGCGGTTACTTTGGCGCTCCGGCTGCGGCACCGATGTCACCCGCTCAAATTCGCGCTGCCGGTGCAGATAACTCATTAGTCTTTCCGCCCGCATACATGAGTCCAGTATTCCCGCGAACAACGCCAGTCGATCTTCCGACGCCGGGAGGGTTCTAACATGGCAGTTATTGGCGCAACCGGATTAGAGCCGGTCAACATTCTCGGTTCTTACACACAAGGCATGGACATTGGCCGAGCCAATCGCCTTGCAAGAGTACAAGAACAGCAATTACTTCGAGAAACAGAACAGCAAGCGCAGTTGCGTAACTTTTTGTCTACGGCAGATTTGGAATCTCCCGAGGTTCAAAATCAGTTGCTTCGATTTGGCGCACCGGGAGCGACCCTTGCAAAAACGCTCGGCGAAATGAAAACGGCTGAGTTAACCCGGCAAAAGACTGTTGGAGAAATTGCCAAGCAAGAGCGTGATATGCAGCGTCAATCGCTAACTGATGCGCTTGGATTCTTAACAAGCGCAGCAGAATCGCCAGAGAACTATCCGCGAGCCTACCAGCAAGCACTTCAGTTTATGTCCGCCGAGCAATTAGCGGCTATGGGTATTACTGAACAGTTTGATGAAAAGGCTTTGTCGCAAGTCGCAAACTCTTTGCTCACGCAAGAACAGCGTCTTCTTGAAGAAGACCGTAAAGCACGCCGACGAATTGACCTTGGCAATTTGTCCGCTCGGCAGCGTGAGCAGCGTTTGGCAGAAGAGAAGTTTGAACGCGAAGGCGACCTTGACTTCCAAGATCGTCTTGAGCGCGTTAAGGCTGCCGGAAAGTTAAAGGGCGAAGCGTTGGCTAAAGCCCAATTAGAACTTCCGGGCGCTGTCGAGCGTGCGAATGAGGCTTTAAACGTCATTGACCAAATGGTTGGCAAACAAGCAAAAGCCGATGCAAAAGGAAATGTAGTTGATCCCGGCACAAAACCGCATCCAGGGTTTAGAGGCGCGGTTGGCGCTGGGCTTGGCACACGATTTATTCCGGGTACCGACGCGGCATCATTTGAGGCTTTGTACGACCAAGTAACTGGCGGCGCTTTCTTGCAGGCGTATGAGACGCTTCGAGGTACCGGACAAATTACGGAAATTGAAGGCGCTAAGGCAACTTCAGCAATTACTCGTATGCGTTTGGCGCAAAGCGAAAAAGACTTTGTGCAAGCCGCTCGTGAGTTTCAGGACGTAATTCGTCGCGGCGTAGACCGCGCAAGAAGCAAGGCTGGGGCATCTGGCGCACCGGGCGCACAGCGAACGACTGCTGGCGGTACTGCATACAGCATCGAGGAGTAAAGGCGTGCCAACGTATGTCATTGAAGGCAAGCGCGTTCGCGCCGAAGGGCCGCTAACTGACGAAGAGATTGACGAGATTGGTCGATCTATTCGCGGTCAAGCGCCTGCTGCCGCACCTGCCCCTGCGGCTCCGCAGGCTGCTCCAATGGCAGAAGGCGGCATACCGAACCGTCGTTTGCCAGCAATAGGCGATGTTGGCGACCGCGCAACGGGGTTCCGCGCTCAAGTAGAAGCAACCGGCATGACGCCTGAAGAGCGTCAGTCTGCCGTCAAAGGATTCGCTGGGTTTACTGGCAGTCTTTTGGCTGGGCCGATTCTTGGCGGCATTACCCGCGGCGTAGCAACGGCAATTCCCGCCGCACAAAGGTTTCTTGCTCCAGTTGCTACAGCGCTTGAGACAGGGGGATTTAGAACAGGGTTGCCCGCGACTACTGGCGCGGTGACTCGTCGTGGCGTTCAGGTGCTTGGTGGCGCTGGCGCAGCAGGCGGCGGCGCGTTAGTGGTTGAGCCAGAAACCGCGCCAGAAGCAGCCGCAGTTGGAGCGGTTGCGACACAAGTGCTGCCTCCAGTCGCCAAGGTTTTGGCAAAGGGCGGTGGCGCTGTTGTTGATGCGCTTGCTAACCGCACTGCCGACATTCGAGCAAATGAATTAGTACGCACGGCTGCGAACAACGAAGTTAATGCGCTTCGTCAGGCTATGGCTGCAAACCCCGATGTGCCTGCAAGCCGCGCAGCAGCAAACTTGAACTTGCCCGTTCTTCAGGCGTTATTGCAACGCGCCGAACAGCGTGATCCACAACAGGTGGTCAATGCGTTCCGTCAGCGCGAGTCGCAAGACATTGTTAACCAGTTAACCCGCATCGCTGGCGGCCCGACCGCCGAGACTGCGCGTACTGCTCGTGAAGGTGCTAAGGCGTCGCTGACAGGCATAACTGGCCCGATGCGAGAAGAGGCGTTCGCGGCGGCTCGCAAGACTGGCGAAATCATGCCGAAGTTGCAGACTATTGCCGATGACGCTCGCGCAGAAGTTACGAAAAATGTCGGCCTTGTTCGTCGAGTTAGTAATTTGGTGGATAGGGCTGATGATTGGGCGCGTAACTGGGTAACTGGTTCTAGGTTGGTTGAGGGTCCGGGCGGTAAGTTCACGCGCGAATACGTAACTGACCAAGGAGTCGGAGAGGCCGGAACTCAACTGGCATCTCAGGCTCAACAGCGATACACGTTCCCCGGTCAGTTAGCCACAAGCGGTCGCCAAACTACGATCGGTGGCCCGTTTGAGCGTCAAGTTATTGATGAGGGTGGCGTAATAGCGGGTCGTATTGAGCGTGCTGCCGAAGAGTCTCGCAAGGCCGGAGCGCGAGGTCGCGCCGCTGAGGCAACTTTACAAAGCATGAAGGCTCGCGGCATCGAGCCTATATCGGCGCCCAAACTAACTGGCAGCCTAAACTCGTTATTGCGTAACCCGGAAGTTGCAACTAACCGTGAGGCTGCTACGGCCATTCCGCGTGTTGTGGACATGGTTAACGACTGGACCAACGAGTTTGGCGTTGTGACGCCAGAAGCGTTGTATGCCATTCGTAAGAACGCCGTTGCTGGCGTTATCCGTGAGTTGAACCCAAACATGGACGCTAAGGCGCAAGAGCGTTTTGCCGCCCGTGTGCTGACAGAAATTAAGCCGCTATTCGACGACGCTATTGAGAGGGCTGGCGGAAAAGGCTTTAGGGATTACCTGAAGTCTGTTGAAGGTGGCATGTCGTCCATTAAGGGTATGGAACTGGCTGATCAGATTCGGCAGTTGTATGCCAAGGGCACGCCAGAGTCCAAACAGCAAATTATTGATTTGGTTCGTGGCGAATCGCCGGACGTGGTGGAAGACTTGTTTGGATCAGGCCGTTACAAGATTAGCAAGGAAATGGCTAAAGACATGCCATTCCTTAAAAAACTTGCCGATACGCTAGATTTGGATGCTACCGCTGTTAAACAAGCGGCTGCTGGTCGAGCGGCACTGACTGAAGCAGAAAAGAAAGGCAGTGTTCGCTTTCGGCTTCCGTTCCTTACTCGCGCATCCACAACCGTTAACGAAATTGTGGCCGGTCTTGAACAAAAAATGAAATCGGAGACTTTAGAAACCTTGATTCGTGCCGCGCAGTCTGGACGTGAATTCAACCGCGTCCTTGATCAGATTCCTGCGCGTGAGCGTAATGCGTTCTTGGCTCAATTTAAAAATGCTGAGTCTTGGAATAAGTTTGCCGGTCAGGTGGCGCAGGCTGCCCAAGTACAGGTAACTAGCCGTGCTGCGAAAGACTTCAAAGAGCAGCCTATGATTATGAACAACTTGGCGCCGCCGCCAAGCAATCAAATGAGGCCGTGACATGCTTCAAGGCGCACTCAAGTCTAAGACTGTTTGGTGGAATGTCTTGCTGGCCGTCCTTGGCGGCCTTGAACTGATGGGCGGTCATATGACCGTGCTGTGGGGGCAGGAAGTGGCTGCGGCGATCCTAATGGTCGGCGCTTTGGCAAACCTTGTACTGCGGGCTGTCACCACGCAGGCGCTTTCGGAGAAGTGACGTGGACTATCAGGCGGCTTTCAACATTGCGGTGGCAGTTGCAGCAGCGTTTGGCGGTTGGACCTTGCGCTCGATTACGACGAGCCTAGAGAACCTTCAGCGCGACCACAAAGAGATGATGCACCAGTTCGTGCGCCGCGATGATTACAAGTCCGCCTTAGAGCGTATTGAGCAAATCCTGACCCGCATCTGGGACAAGTTGGACGAAAAGGCTGACAAGTGACCCCGCTGTTCCTAGCGAGGATAGCCCCTTATGCGATTATATCGGCACTCGTCATCATCTCCGGGTTTGCAGCAGGACAGTGGATTAAAGAGCAAGGACGCAAAGAACTTAGGCCGCAAATTGAACGACTGGAGGCCGCGCTGGCTGCGGAGCGGGCTGACCGTGCGCGTGCTGAACGCGCTTCAGACTCGTATCAGTTGGAGATTGAGCGCCTTCGTAAACGTACTCTTGATCGTGCTGTTAATCGCCCTGTTGTCCGGCTGTGCAACAACGTCCCAGCCACGAGCGACGGGGATGCCGCCCTTAGAACTACTAGTTCCTCCGCCACCACCGGGAGCGATGAGCGAACTACTGGAGCAAATCCTACGCCGGGGCCGGACATCGGAGCCGACCTCTACGCCCTAGCCGCCGCCTGTGACGCGGAAAACGCTAAACTGCGTGCCTTGCAGGGGTGGGTAAAAGACGGGGGTTAGCGTGGATTGGGCGTTCGTACCAAACTTTAAGGCTGACGAGTTCAATTGCTCGCACTGCGGTAAGAACGAGATGAAGCAGGAGTTTATGAACAAACTCCAAGCCCTGCGTTCTGCCTACGGTAAACCAATGACGATTACGTCCGGCTACCGCTGCTCCAAGCATCCTATTGAGGCTAAGAAAGCCAAGCCCGGAGCGCACGCCTCGGGCTGCGCCTGTGACATTGCCGTGGTCGGTGCCGACGCACATCGACTGTTGAAGTTAGCCTTTCAAATGGGCTTTACTGGCATCGGCGTTCAACAAAAAGGTAATGGCCGCTTTATACACTTGGATACTTTGGAGGGCGGCCTGCGGCCTAGTGTTTGGTCTTATTAGGAGGCGTATATGAGAACTGACGGCATACCCAAGCGCTTCCAACTAGCCGGTCACACCATCAATGTCAAAGTAATTTCGCTTTCCAAGTGGCGTCACGGCAAAAATTGTGTTGGAATGTGGCTTCCAGAC